CATGTCAGATCGTCACCTCGGTGAGGTCTTCGATCACGAAATGGGCGTTGCGCTGCTTGCAGGCCAACTCGCCGTACATGTACATGGTTGCCTCGTAGGCGTCTACGTCGGGCTTACGGTTCATTACTGCGCCGTCCAAGTCCATGAACTGGAATCCGTCGCCTACCTGGTGGAAGACGAGCACTTCGGGGTTGATGCCGAAAAGCTTGTTGTTCGGGCAGTCGAAGTCGGCGTAGATGGCGGTGGGGGCTTCGTCACCCTTGCCGCTGACCGACGGGCTGTAGAACTGGATTCCGGCGTAGCCACCCTTCAACTGGGTCTGCTCCATGTTGCGCTTCAAGGAGAGCAGCAAGTTGCTGATCGCCAGGTTGACGCCTTCTGCCGACACCAGCAGGCTTGGCTTTTTGCCTGAGTTGGTGAGGGTTTTCATGATGGAGCCGGTGATGAGGGACTCGGTGACGGAACGGTTGGTTCCACCGTTGGCGTTCACATAAGCCTTCCATTTTGGCTGGGTGCTGGGGTTGATGGTGTGCAACACGGCGGTGTCGTCAACGATGGTCTGAAGACCCGTCAACTCGACCTGGCCGTCTCCTGGCTGACCTGTGTTGCTGGACGCTCCACCGGCTCCTGAACGGAACACGAAATGGGAGGCGCTGGTGTTGGTGGCTGCACCAGAAATGGTGATTGTCTTGTTGGCCTCATCGACGGCGGTGACGGTACGGGCCGAAACCTGCGACGCAGGGCTGGCGACAGTTCCGATGTCAACCACCATGCCGCCGTCAAAGAACAACTGGCGGAGGGCGGTAGAACCGGTCGTGGAAGCAAGAACAATCGTCGTGGACGACGTCGTGGTGCCACACTGGGCGATAACACCGTTGGAGGTGCCCCAGAGCTGGCGGTTGACGTCCTTCATGGCGTCGTTCTTGATGCCTTCCATTTCGGCGTCCAGTGCGTCAATGAAAGCGCCACGGTCGGTGACAGCCTGCTTGATCGTTGGGCCGGACAGTTGGATGCGACCGTAAACGTAACGGACAGGCACCGGAACAGTAGCGAAAGCCTGGTTTCCTGCGGTGGGCAGCGAACCGGACTCGGCGCGGGCACCGACACCGGATGAGCGACCCAAATGGATGGCGTGCCGGGCGATACGACCCTGGACGGTGTCCTTGCGGGTTTCGATCTGCGAAAGAATGAAGTTGGCGTTGTTGAGGTTGTCGAGGTATTCCTTATAGTCATCCTTGAGGATGGCGTCGACTGTGGACAGTGTTGCGGGCATGGAGGGACTCCTTGGTCAAAGAAACGGTTCTACGTGGAACGCAACTGTGATGGAAGCCGTCCGGCTGTCCTCGCCACCCTCCGGTGGTTAGATGTTGCTATGTTGTGGGTCGTCCGACTCACAGACTGCAATATACACCACATGTAGTGGGTCGCGTCAAATGCCGTTCTGCTGTAAGCGAGCGAGAGCTCGATCTCGGGGCGACATGTTCTGTCCGTTCGGGTTGACGGCAGGGACACCGTTGACGATGGGGGTTGCCATCGTGTTGCCTGCGTTGGCGCGACGGTTCGCTATTTCCTGTGCCTGCGCGAGTACTTGTTCTTCCATGTCGCGAATAGCAGAGGGGAGGTCAAGGTCGGGTCGGCGGGATGCCTGAACGATTGCTGCTGTCGCGAGCGGAGTGTTTGGGTCCAAACCATGTTCTGCAAGTGTTTCCTCAATCTGCTTTTCATATTGGGTTTGGATTTGTGCCTGCTGGTATTGCTGGAGGCGCTGTTCGACCAGTTGTTCAACATCTTGTGAGGATAGTCCGGCCTGCTGGGCTTCGGCGATGGCTTGATGGGTGATGGTTGCCTGGGCCTGCGGAGAAATGTAATCGTTGAATCGTTCTCCTGCCAGGGCTTTTGCGTTGTCGATCATCCAGCGGGTGGCGGTTTCGGTGTCGCCCTGAGCGAATGCGCTAACGAATTCGGTGATCGCTTTGGAGTCGTCGGGGTGCAGGTTGCCGAACACTTGTGCGATTGGCTTGTAGCGTTCGCGTTCTTTGACTCGGTCGGCAACTTCGGCCCGATATTTGTCTTCCCAGTTGACGTTGGTTTCAGCGGGTGCTGTGCCTTCAGTGAGTGCAGAATCCACTGCTACTTCGGGGGCGTAATCTGTCATAGGGTTGGTGTCTCCTGTGGGTTACCGGGCATCCCGGTGTTTGGTTGTGGGACCATTGACCCAGGTGGCTCGTTGCCTTGGGGGAGCATTTCGGCTCCTGGCATGGCCTGTTGGGTGGCGAGCTGCTGCATGGATTCTTCAACACCCAGTTTTTGGTGGGCGGCGATGTGAAGATCCATGATTTCTCTGACGTCGGGTTGCGCCATTTCGTATGCGGGGGATTTGCGTTCCCGGTTGTGTTGGGCGATGTGGCGGGCATGGTCATCGAATTCGGCTGGCATGACAGGAACGGCTTGCATGAGGAGGCCGTTTTCCCATTCTGCTTTGGCGGTATCGGGGTCGGAAGTGTTGAGGAAACCTTTGGGGTCGGGTAGATCCAACATTCGGGCCAATGCCATCGGGTCGACGTTCTGGAAAGCTTGCGGGAATCGGTCTGCGAGGCTGGTGAGGACAGCCTGGGTGGCGATTTTGGATCGTGGGGCGGTTGCATCCAAGGGAACTTTGACCATCGGGTGTTCGTCTATGTCTTCGCTGGTCCATTGGAATTGGATGGTTGTGCCTTGGGGAGTGGTGAGCGTTTGGGTTCGTGTCATGCCGGATTCTTCGGCGTTGGCGCGATACAACTGCAATGTCATTTCACCAATTTTTGACCAGATTTGGGCTTGGTTGCGGGCCATCGGGCCGAGGGGCGTATCATCTTTTTCGGCTAACACTGATAGTGCGAGGCCGGAGTTGCGGTCGCCGGGGGCTTGCCCTCGGGTGACGGCATGGGTGAAAAAAATGTCGTCCATTTCTGCTTCAAGTTGGGCGGCTTCACCGGATATCCAGCGGGGGACGTCGGGCGCGGTTTGCCAATGTGGCTCGCCAATTTCGGCGTTGTATTCTAGGACGTCTGCCGGGTCGGTGGTGATGGTGTCTGAATCCTCAATGGATCCGACGGGGACCATGAGTCGGGCGTTGGCTGCTTTTCTCATGTGTTCGAGGATGGTGGAACGGGCCCGATTGTAGGCGTATTGGATGTCTCGAGCTGGCGTCAACAGGGTATTCCCGACCCAAGTCCTCGGGATTCGGCGTTGGATGGGGGTGACAATGTTTAGGCTTGGGAACGGGAACGGCCAGCCTTGACCGTCGCCGTAGGAGTACACTTGTTTGCCGTTGACGACATGGACGACACAGCCCGGGGTGCGTTTTGTGGGGCGTTCGTAGTAGCAGTAGACGAGCGTCAAACGGGGTGGCTGGCCTTGCGGTCGGCGCGATAGAAGGGTGCGGTGGCGCGACGATAGGGCTGCTTCGGCGTCGGGGACGGGATCAAAGTCTAGGTCGTACTGTTCTTTGACTTGTTCGGGTGGTAGGGCGACGCATTTGATCCAGTAGCGGGCATCATCGGTGTTTGTGGAACCTGGTTCCAGACAGAATTCGGAGATTCCGAGCGGTGTTAGTTTGACTCCACCGGCGGGGATCGGTACGGATGTCACCGGGTCTACGGCAACGATGTCGCCCAAACCGGGATCCCATTCGACGCAGATAGCGGAAACGCCACCGTATAAGGTTTGTAGCAGGGCTTCTTCTCGGATTTGTTCCCATTCGTTGTGGTGGGCTTCCGATTGGAGCAACTGTTCCTGCAAACGCTGTTTGCGGAGGCTGGAATCGTCAATGCCGGACGGCTCTACTTCCCAGACGAGAGGCGACCGCAACATGCGGGCCATCAGGTTGGTCGTTCGAGGACCAAACTTGTCTACGGTAATACGGGTATACCGTTCGGCGTCGTTGGCATAGTCGAGCTCTTGGACGATGTTGCGGGTCTGATCCCACCAAACCCACTGGTGGCCGCCGTTGTAGGAGGCGTTCATCCAGTAGTCTCGTCGTTCTTTCAGCAGATATTGGTCAGCCTTGTTCCAG